AGTCCCACACCCTGGCTCTACTATAGAGTCTATATACAAACATGGTTTTGACTATGCAGCAGCCTGCACAGCATGGTAACTATATAGTGTACAGCGGTTTGTACAGAGAAAACACACGGCGCTCAATAGACTATAGTAGAGCAGGGTGGCGCGTATGGACAGGCGCGGGCTCCTAGCCATACCCATGCTTACCCTAGTCTTGCTAGCTGGCTTCCTAGGCGGCTACCACCTAGCCCCACAACAAGACATAGAGGTGACGCTACAGCAGGGCCCCCGGGCACTCCAGGCCGAGCTATACATATACAAGAACGGAGAGCTAATCCACTACGACCCCGACGACCCTTCCACGCAAAACTTTGTTGTGGCTGTTGCATCATTGCTCGCTGGTGATTTGATATATTATGATACTAACAATATCTATCCAGATATGGTTGATATCACCGGAGCAAAAATCGATAGAATCGATGGGACGTTTTATCCAGCATATATTTTCATAAACTATGATAGTGCATACACGTACAACTACACAATGTATCTGCTTCCTGGGGCGTATGATTTTGCAGAGGTAGGTACAGGCGGGCTCCAGTTTGACAGTTCTACAAAATCGTTCATATTGTCGGCAAGCATAGTTGCAACACAGAGCGGGACAGTATATGGTGTGGGCGTTTACAGCAGGCTAAGCATTAATTCAAGTAATGCAACTAAAGATGCTCTAATGTTGTATGATGATCTGGGTGCCAACGCGTTTGCGGTGAACGCTAACGATGTTGTAACAGTTGTGTACAAGATAACCTTGCCATAACACCCTCAGGGGTGGCCTGGCATGCCTAAATTTCACAATTTACACAGCCTTATTTTTACCGCTATATTGCTAGTGGTTTCGGTGTTTGCGGGTCTGGTGTATGGCCAGACTACAGTCTCAGCCCCCACGACAGCCCCGACCTCTCTCGACTATGTTTTTGGGTATGCTGTTGACCTTGAAGTCGGAACGTCGAACGACCTAAGCTCAATCTGCACTGGGAACGCGGCAACATTTTATGTCTTCGAGTTCACTATAGAATTCACTCCCAACAGTTTCGGGGGTAGCGTTACAGAGTTTGAGACGTATGTCCAGGAGCTCGGGCAATGGGTGGATGCAGCCAGTTTTTCACAGAGTGGTTACACGGTGACTGGCTCATTCAGCATCACTAGCGATACGCTAACAAGTATAACACTAACCCTAACAGGCATAAACCATAGTGGTAGTGGTTACTCGGATCCCACCCACGTGGTGATAAAGCTCCCAGACGGGACGGTGTTACTGGACGAGAGTGTGGGGTCACACACGTGGGACGGCAGCAGGTCTGGCTATTTCGAGTATGTTAATCACACAGATGTGACGATAAACTACACGTCTACAACCACAAAGACAATATATAATTGTAGCGTAGCTAGTACTGCAGCAAGCATCGGGCAGGGCCCTAGTGCTGGCTCGGTCTCGGTGGGCTATAGCCTAGGTCTAGCTGGCCTAGTGAACGACTACCAGTTCACTAGCCAGGCCACGGCGGATAGTGCAGTTGTTGTTGTACCTGTCCAGACAGAAACGTTCACGATAACAGAGACAGAGACGTCCACGACAACCTACACCTACACGGACACATACACAAGCGTGATAACAACAACATACACAGCCACAGGCCCAGGCGGGACTAGGGTGGTTACCGAGGTCCAGACGATAACGCTCACGGGAGAGGGCGGCGGGCTGAACCTGCGCAGCCTGCTGGTACCACTGGGCCTGGTTGCAGTGGCTATATTGTTCATGCTTATGAGGCGGTGATACTATGGCTAGGCGTAGGATAGACTGGAGCAGGATTAGGTGGGGCAGCCTAACCAGGTGGCTGCTCAAGCATAGGCAGGCTATAAAGCGTAGGTACGGCGACCCGTTTACGAAAACTGGCGAGATAAACGATAGGGTGCTGCGGAAGCTCTACAAGGACGAAGAGTTCCTCAAGCGGCTGGCGGGGAGCCACTGGCGCAGGATCAAGCGTAAGATACAGTTCAAGCTATACGTGCTCGGGGGGTGAGGCGGTGTGGTAACCAAGCTCTACTTCTTCAAGACGAAGAAACAACTGCTCAAGTGGTGCGAGGAGAGGGGGTACAGTAAGAGGGCGTGCGAGAAGGCGTGGACTGGCCCGGGCCATTACTACGCCCGCTCTAGGAGCCACATATCGAAGCACACCCCACACCTGGACAGGCGCAGGGGGAAGAAGGTAGGCAGGGGCCCCTGGAGACACACCCACGACGTGATAAAGGTTGTTAGAAGGCTAAAGCGAGAGGTTAGTAAGGCCAGCAAGAGCCAGGCGAAGAAGGTAACCAAGAAGCTGGGAGCCGGTAAGAAGGTCGAGTCTAAGGCTGTAAAAGCCATAACAGCCAAGGCCCTGGCTAAGGCCCTGAAGAGGGCTAGGCAGACCTGGGCCAGGAGCCCCGCTGTTAGGAGCCTAGCAGAGGACATCTGGAGATGGATACCCAAGCGTTACAAGAGGGGAAAGGATAGGGTCTGGACATATATAATGGCGCTAGCACTAGCGAAGGCAATACACGACAGAGCTAAGGAGAAGGGTATAGACCCGTATCAATACGACTGGAAAGAGCTAGTGGACTGGTCTCTAGGCTACCACTATGCCAAGGGGCTAGTTAGGGAAGCCCTGGGTAAGACGCTAGAGGAGATAGCCAAGGAAGACTTGGAGAGGTGGAAGTACATCAGTAGGATGTATGAGGACAGCGAGTGGGAGAAGATGGTCGCTAGGGAGCTAGACGATGTAGCCAGGTATGAGCTGGAGCACCTAGACGATATCATAGGATTCTAGGGAAGAAAGGGGGCCCGTAAGTAGTACACCTGTTTTTCCCCATTTCACCCTCATTATGCGGGGGGTGGCCTAGTGTGAGTTTCGATATACAGAGCTATAGGCTGGGGAAGAGGAGTATAGACAGGCTAGTCGAGAGGCTCGGGCGCATACTCGGTGACGAGGTCACGGCGGAGCTGGCGGGCCTGCTGGTCGGCGCCAGGGATTGTGGTGAGGTTGAGGAGAGGCTCCAGGGGTATTTTGCCTGGCAGGGCCTGAGGTGGGCCTACAGCCCCCGGGGCCTACCGCCCAGCGAGAAGATGCTGCTCCTAATGGCTGTGGTGTGCCGTGAGGGGATCCCTGTTGACGAGGACTTCCTCAAGGAGATGAGCCAGCCGCCAGGCGCTATAGAAGAGGGTGGAGAGGTGGAATAGCATGACATACGAGGTTACAAAAGACAGGGTGGATTACACGTGGGTGTTGACCCAGCAGGTGGAGAGGATAGCCAGGCTGGCCACCGAGTACTGGCGTACCCCTAGGGCCAGGCAGGAGTATAAGCTGGCTGAGCTGCGGGGCGCCGTGCTGGTGCTACTCGACCTGGCCGACCCAGTGGTTAAGGGCGGGGTGGATGGGCTGTATCAGGAGCTGGCCAGGGCTAGGAGCTACCACGAGGTTATGGCCGTGTACAGGCGTGTGGCTAGGATGCTGCAGCAGGCGGGCTTGCTGGTGAAGAGGCAGAGGCTGGAAGAGGAGTGGTAGCAATGAAAGAGGTAGTGACACAGGAGACCCCCGAGACTAAGGTTAGGGGCCGTATCCTAGCTTACATGGCCCCGCCGCCTGGGTTTGTGGAGAGGGCTCCTCTGCATATGAGGAGCGCCCTAATAGTGGGGGAGATGGGTAGTGGCAAGACCACCTTTATCGAGGCTAAGCTGGGAGAGGCCGTTCAGGCGCTCCTAGGCCAGGGCGTGGACGACTACTCGATATGCTATGTTTACGGTAAAGAGGCCGGGATACAGCAGTTGCTAGAGGCCGCTACAAGCCTAGACCTAGATAGGTGTATGTACCTCTACATATTCAACGACGACGCCCCCGCCACCAAGGGCGGGCATGGAAGGCGGGCAATGTCCAGGGAGAACGTTAGCGAGTCGCAGGCTTACATTATGATAAGGCATAGGCTCAAGGCCCTAGGATTCAACGGATTCCTACTCGCAGTCCACGCCTCGCAGGTCTACCACCTAGTGGATATCACGTTTAGGCGTATGGCGGTGCTCAAGTTCTTCAAGAGCTACCCAGACGAGCCAGCCGACTTCAGGTTGCTAGGCCCCCTAGTCGGGGGTGCAGGTCTTATGGCACTACACGACTTATCTATGAAGTTGTGGACTAGTAATGACCCTGAGGTCACGTGGCAGACCGTGCACAGGGCTGTTGCTGTGCTTAAACGCCACCGATCGCTAGTGAGGGCAGAGCCAGAGGCTAGGCGGAGCCTCGAGGCTCTACCCCAGCAGGCTAGGGTGGAGCATGCTGGCGGGGCTGGAGAGGAACAATGGAACGATGGAACTGGGAAGCCTACAATACAGTATGAGACATACGTTAAAGGTATAAAGACTGTGAGGAGAGGGAACGGGATAGACTTCTACCTCAGGGAGAATGGAACACATAAGCCGCTAATAAAAATAAGGTGGAACAGCTAGCAGGCGCTAGTGCTCGATAAAGAGGGTGGCGGGGACGGGGAGAGGCCTAAGCCTATAGTGCCTCGCAAGAGCTGAAACCTGTTTTTTGCTCTCGACCTCGACGACAAGGGCTACAGCCAGTATCCTGCCGTTATGCCGCCTGAGCAGCCTACGCAGTGTTTTATGGTCAGGATTTTGCAGCACCAGGACCTCAAGCCTCACCCCATCCACCCCCTGAGCCACCTAGCATACTTGGCGTATTCCCTGTCCGCCACGCCCAGTAGCTGGGCGTAGTGCTGGAGCAACACGCTTCTAGGCGTCCTGCCCTGTATGAAGTCTATAACCTCGAAGGGAACGCCTAGCTCGGCCATCTTAGTGGCCACGAACTTTCGAATGTACTTTGGCGGGGTTAGCCTGTACTTCTCTGCGTAGCTTGTCACCCTTCTGTCCGTCAGGTCTTCCATAGGCTCTACAGGCGTGATATGGTAGCCCCAGAGCGCCCTCTTCTTCCCCCGCGTGTAGCCCAGCAGGCAGCGGGTGTAGCCGTCCAGCCTGGTGCACTCCAGCCTATCGTACTCGCGGATAAGCTTCACCGCCTCTACCAGCCTGAGCCCAGACTCTAGCAGGATAATGTAGACTATGCGGTAGGGGCCCGCCCTCTCTATACTGTCTAGTATTGCCTCTAGGCTTGGCACCCGCTTGTCCGCCCCGGCCTGCGGCACCTTCACCCTCTTGTAGTCCTCGCAGGCCGTCTGGTCCCCCAGCTCGCACCGCCACTTGTAGTAGAGCTTCCAGGCCTTGGCGCTCCAGCGGTTGCCTGGGTCCAGGGGCTTTTGCAGGTAGCCCGAGTACCTGGCACAGGTCTCGGGGCTTGTGCCCCTCTCCAGGCACCAGGTTTCCCATAGCCGCCTGTAGTAGGGCTCCACGGTGGACCCGTTGCCTGGGGAAACGGTAGGCTGGGCGCCCCGCCTACTGCGGGCCTTTCGAGCCCGTGACCCGGGTTCAAATCCCGGCCGCGGCACCACTCTAGGGGCGGGGCCCCTAGTACCCCGCGTCCTCTCCCTGTATTCTTCGCTGAGGCCCTCTAGCCATTCACAGGGGCCTATCGACTTGGTGATCTTCTTCTTCAACCCCGGGTCCCACCACTCCTTGACAAGGTAGTACCTGCCCTTGACCCGCTTGACCCTGTAGAACACCACGGCGCCTGCCCCAGCCCGTGCTGGGGAAACCCGGGTCATAAAGGACGTCCACCCCCATTAACCGATGTTTTTAAACGTGGATTGAAATTACCCCAGCCCCGCGAGACTATGTGGCGTATCGCCTCGTCTGGGTCCAGCCACCAGACACCACCGTACTTGACGCTGACCCCCTCACCGCCATCCTCTCTGAGCACCACCCTGAGGCCTAGCCTCTGGAAGAACCAGGCGAGGGCCTCGGCCCTACGCCTAGTGTGGGGGCTGTACGCTATCACGACCTCGGCCATCTCCATCACCCCCGTCTATGGCCTGCGCCAGCACCTTGGCCGCCTGCCTGAGGCTGGGGTGCAGCCTCTCCCTCTCCAGCACCAGCCTGCCGTTCTCAAGCCTGGCCAGGCCTGCGGCCTGGAAGTGCTCGATAGCCTTGTTTATCCGCTGGGGCGTGTACAGCACGACATTATGTTTACTGTACTCCTCGGCTGCGAGCCGGATTTCCTCGGGCGTTCTAGGGCCCAGCCAGAGTAGCCCTAGCAGGAACTCCCTAGCCGTTAGCGGCGTAATTACCACCCCCGGCACGGGCCATAATCACCCCTCGTCGCCCGCCATTTCCAGGAGCGACTCGGCTATGCTCGACACTCTATCCTGTAGGTATTTCTTCACGGCCTCGACCGTCTTCACATAGCACTCCCTGCAGAGGTACACCGCATAGTACTTGTAATTGTACTGGAACAGGAGAGCTATCTCGGCCTGCCTGTCGCAACGGCTAAAATACCTGTATGGCTCCATTACGGACTGCACGCCCTCGCATCTGCGCTTGGCCCTGACTAACCGTTTGACCCCCAAGAACCGCCTGCCGTTTAAATGGTTCATGGCCCTAGCAAACAGCAACTGGTAGGCGCTTTCTTCGTCGAGAGTCATAGGCGTTATATAACGGAGATACTCAACCCCCCTGGCCACCGCTACTCACCCCTCTCGGCCAGCTTCTTCAGGAGCTCGGGGTTCTCCAGGGCGTGGCGTATCAGCAGGCGTATCGCGGTGCTCCTGGTCACGCCCGCGGCGCGGGCTGCCTTGTCGAACTCCTGGATAAGCTGTGGGGGCGCCTTGAACGAGAATATCAGCATCCCCCGCCCTCTAGGCGGGGTTAAGATAACCTCGATGTCCATCGCGGCCATAATAACCACCCTAGAAGGGTGTTAGGTAGTCGGCTACGGGGCCGTATGCTGCGAGCCACCTGAGGAAGTTGTAGAGCTTCTTCCAGTAGCCCGGCCTGACGCAGTAGACTATTCTCTCGTCGCTGTACAGCCTGCATTTGGAGACGTGGGGGCCCTCGGCGTGCTGCGCCAGCCAGGCGGCAGGCAGGAAATATATCGACGCCGTCTGGTCGTTGACCCACGCGAACCACACCCTGCCCAGCACGCGGTGCTTCTCCGCCTTCCTGAGCTTCCAGCTCCCCACACACCTGCCGTTGCAGGCCGCCCGCCTAGCGTTCAACACGCTGACAACGCCCGTGACGTCGAGGAACGCCACAGGCCTATCCATATAATACACTGTTATGTCGAAGGCTTCCTCTAGGCTCTTGTAGTTGTGTTCGATGTACTCGCTTGAGCCAGCGCCGAGCCCCGTCAAGCGGGCCTCGAAGCCAGGCGGCAGATACGCCTGCAAGGCGGCGAGCACGAACTGCTCCCTAGCATTCGACCTAGACCATTTGTTTTTGTACCTCTGTTTGAGGTCCCGCGCGTCGAGGCCCAACACGGTCACCCCCTCACCTCGGCGACGAACGGCACCACCAGGCCTGAGGCTGTGTACAGCTCTATCGCCACCCGCTCCCCGGGCTGGAACGTGAGGCCATCTGGCATCGGTATCTGTATCAATTTCGTTTCGCCTGGCTGGAGCACCTCTGCGGTGTCCGGCACGTCTATAACCACGCCTTTCACGCGGACCGATGTCAACGTCTCCGCCTGGCTGCCCTCATTCTTGACCATCAATATCAGGTGCCATCTCGTGTTACCGTTCTCGTCCGTGGTTGACACGAAATATGCAGTGGTGATCTTGACGACCGAGTACTCACTGAACACGTCAAATAGGTTAAAGAGCCATACAGCAACCGCCAGGCTGACCGCAATAGTAACGGCGACTATTATTACGGTCGCTATTACTGGGCTTATCCCGCGCCTCACCACCCACCACCTATGACATGATCTCGGGTGCCAGCATCAGGAACCAGTCCGTGCCCACTATCCTAGCAAGCAGCGGCTGCTCTGGCTTTGTGTAGACTTCAAGCCAGTTGACGCAGAACTTGTCGAGAGTTGCCATGTCGAAGCACGTCCTGTCGTCGTCGAGGCATATCAGCCGTCTTCCATCAACAACCCGCATCTTAAACCTCGACCTCATCTCGTATCCCTTCTCGTTCACATGGTCGTACACATCCGACTCGTGGACAATGGCCTTAGTCTTCGACCTGTCGAGAAGCACCGTCATGCCGCGCATGCTGTCGAGCGTGAACTCGTCGAGATCAACCCTAGGCCTACACATCGCTACCTCACCCCTCTACTGCTAGCTTAAGCTTCCCGTCGCCGTCCAGCCTCTGCCTCTCGGCCTCTACTAACTGCTGGGCCCTCTCCTCGGCCAGCTCTCTTAGAACCTCGCGCTTGAGCTCCCTCGCCAGGGCTAGCTTGGCCTCTTCTAGGATGTTTCTAGCCTCTCTAATTTTCTCGGCGGCCTCAGTCCGCTTCTCTCTATCCATAGCAAGGATGGATGAGTAGCGGGAGAAGCAGGCGTCCGTCCCTGGGCAGAGCCTCTTCTCAATCTCTAGAAGAACCTCTATATAGTGGTCTAGGAGCACTATGGCGTCTGCAACCATCCTAGCACCGGCCACCCTAATCACCCCCTGGCCTCTGTTATGAGCTTGCTAACGAGCTCCGCGTACTTCGGGTCCAACGTCCTCAACTCTCTGCCGAGCTCAGGCGGCACCCGCCTAAGCCTCTCAGTCACCACATAAACCATGGCTAGACCTAGCTCCACTATGTCGCTTGCGTCCGCATCTATGTCGATGGCTTTTTTCTTAGCCCACTTCCAAAAAGACTCCTCGAGTACAGGCCTCACGGGAATCCTGCCCATGCTCCCACGCTCACAGAGCCATATATCCATATAGGCCCCCAGTCCTAATAAACCTTTCGCTAGTTCGTCTTCAAATGCCTGCGTATATCCTCTACCAGCTTGAGCTGGAGCGGCGGCGTGCTTGGGTTACTCTTCATAATGTGGTACAGCCTGTCGACAAGCTCGGCCAGAGCGGCCAGATCGACATTCACCCTATTCTCGTTTTTATTCTCGTTCACGTTGACAGACACATTGAAGTTAACAAAGCCCTGGCCAGTAAACCTAATGGCTGAGGCGGAGAGCCTTTTATCCAAAATATCGCCGCAGGGGAGACCACCCATCCTCTCCCTAGCCAGAGCCAGTATCAAACCCTCGACAACATACTTAAGCACCTCTTTATCGCTGTAGCTCAAAGCCTCATTATAAAGCAGCCACGCCGCCCTACTAACTCTAAAACCTACAACTCTACTCTCTCTAACCATTCTCTCACAATCTCTGTTAACAATTGTTAACAGTGTTAACAAAGTGTTAACAGAGTCATTATTTGAGTTAGAAGAAGTATAGGGAGTGGGAGTTTGAGGCATGTTCTCGCCGAGCATACTCTCACGCCCACATGACCACATAACTTTATGACCACATAACCCTATTTATTTCTTACTTTAAAAATTGTTCATGGGATGTGCCTTGAGGGAGCGGACTGAGCTTACTCTCCGACTTTCACTTAAATTAATCGGTGAGGACGCGGGAGCGTATGTAGTCGCTCAGGCTGACGCCCCTCTCCTCTGCTTCTTTCTCCAGCCTCTCCTTCTCCTGCCTAGTTACTCTAAAACAGACTACCTCGGTTTTCTCGGTGCTCTCCAGCTCTATCCATGTGTCGGTGAAGCCGTGAACCACGCCGCCACGCAGCGTGTTTATTATGCTAAGCACGACATACTGCTTAAATATGGCTTTAAGGGTCTCGTAGTTAGCGTTGTTGCGTAGCACGTAGTCTGGCACCGCATCATGCATATCTGTAACGTCTATTTGTATATGGCCGTCAAACTCAAAGCAAATCGTCGAGCCGCCCGCCCACTCCCACTTCTTTATTCTCCCGTCTGTCCTAAGCTTCTCTAAAAAAGCGGGCATCCAGTTGTTCACGTTTACAACGCAGGCCCTAGCCACGATCACACCACCTCTACCCTTTCCTTGTAGACCTTCATCAGCTTCCCAGCCGGCAATACTACTTTATCGTGGTAGTCGACGTCATGATCCCTCTCATGCTCTAGCGTCGTTCTACTGGGGATGTGGTAGTATGTTACCTCTACCATCCGCCGTCCAGCATGCCACTTGTAAAGCACGTTCTTTACTATAGTCCAACCCTCATTAGCTTTTTCGAGAACCTTCTCTATTGATGTGTGCTTCTCCACCGCCCCGCTGCAGCGGCTACCGTATTGTGTGTCCAGGACTGGGAGCAGTTCCCAGGCTGGCTTTTGCTCCATCGTCCGCTCATTGATAAAAACGTTGAACTCCTTAACCCCACTCCTACCAGAGCAGGTGTGTCGCTGTCGGTAAACGAGGGTTATCCACTCGGGGTGCCCCCCATCCTCAGCCCCCTCAACAACCACGCCCTGGGGGGCTTGGGGCGCGGCCTCGGGGGCCCCAGCCTCGTATGCCATCTTACGGCCACCGTTTTACAGGCCATGTTATACATATAGCATCGAGAGTTAATAAACCTTTGTCCAGATATGAATATACGAGTATATACTTGGGGCTATAACAAAACAGGGAAAAGAGGGGTTAGAAAAAGATTTACTTTAAAAAGGTGGATTGAGTTTAGGCGAGCCTAGACCAGCTCCTCGTCGTCTAGACTTGAAAGAGCTTCTTCCGCCAGCTCGAGGCTGTAAACCTCGGGGAAGCGTTTGAACTTTAATGTGCTGGCGTCAAATAGCATAGGGACATACACCGGTGCCCCCCTGTAGCGTCCCGTCTTCTTTATGAATCTAAGCTTAGCACCCTTGGGTACCAGCACCAGTGCAGTCTCGACCGAGTCTATCCTGCATACGGCGTGCTCCTTTATATGTGGGTAGTCATCCAGCAATACTAACTCGGCTGTAACTGTCCTGCTGTGCGCGCTCGCCGTTATGCTCAGCAGGACAGCGTCATAATCACCGTCTGGCGCTGCCTTGAACTCCCTTTGACTGTGTCTCTTGAAAACAAACCACCCGTCCGAGTAGATGTCCACTCTACCGAATACGTATTGCACTATGTAGGCGTAGGGTAGTAACCTCACTCTGTACTCGTGCCCACCAGTTATAATGGTGTCACGGATGAACGGTGGCACAACATAGAAATGTTTCTCCTCTAGCAAATCCTTGAGCATCTCCTGGGTCGGTGGAAAAGTCCTGAATCCACCCCTGACTAAGAAGTCAGTATAGATCACGTATCTCCTCTTAGCTCCACATCCCTCTTCAATACTGGGTGGCCTTTTGTATATTATGGTTGCTCCAAGTTCGCGGGGCTCAAGGGGAACCATGTCCCTATGTATTAGTACTCGGTCTGGCCACTCTGCACTAAATACCCTCTTCCACACACCACAACACCCCACATTTTACGTAGACCGTTTTACAGGCCACGTTAAACGTATAGCAACTAAAGGTAATAAATCTTAGCATAAGCAGGTATATACATGTATGGGGTTGAAAGGGGGAACTGGGGGTATAGATAAGAATAAAGAAGAAGGTAAAAGATGATAAAAAGGTGTTTCTAGTTTTGTGGATAAAAAAGTTGAGATTAATCGTCCTCATTAGTATAGACTATCTCTATGTTTGGTAATTCCTCGGCCAGCACTAGCTTTTTACTACGGGGATCGTACACTATTAGATCAGCATGTAGCGGGTTTATCGGGCTTACATTGTAGTACGCAAAACTTTCCTTACCGTCAACCTCAGCCCTGAAACAGGCTACCGCCACATCCTCATCCGGTATGGGGCAGTCCTCAAGCTTCCTAGCCAAATAGACTCTCGCAGTCTCCATCTCTACCACCCTTTTACACACACCGTTTTACGGGCCATGTTAAACATATAGCAACGAGAGGTAATAAATCTAAGTATGTATTTCCATATAGGGGTATATACCCCGCCCCCATTTATTTATACTAATGATAAAAAGGGTGGGTCTAGCCCCGCCCTAGGACGCCCGGGAGCCCCTCGCGCCTGCCCAGGAGCTCGCGGGAGAGCTCGGGCCAGGCGTAGATGGTAAGGTTTGTCACCGCGAGGGCCACAACCACAAGCATGTTCGCCGTCAGCGTGAGGCCCCAGGCTATATCCCCACTCCTTATAAACAGGAGTTTGACGACTGGCCTATCCAGCCCCACAAGCCAGAGCACCAGGGCGGCGGCCTTCATCCAGAGCAGTGAGACTATCAGCCCTGTTCTAATACTCTCAGTCTTCCAGTACACCAGTGCCAGGATTAGGGCTGAGGCGAGTATTGCAGCCAGCCAGGCGGCGGGGTAGAGCCAGCCCGGATAGTCAACCACCCAGCACCACCCTAGCTACCATTGCGAGGTTGGCCCAGCCGGCGGTCCAGGGCCCAATAACCGAGACCAACATGGCCCAGTCGCTAGGCAGTCTGGCGTATCTCCTTATTACATTGTATAATATGAGTATTACTGTGAGCTCCAGCAGCCAGTACAGGGGGCCCAGGACCGGGAGAAGCATGGAAGCCAGGGGCCCATTCTCAGCCAGGCCCAGCCACAGGCCTATCGTTGTTGTTGTGGCGTCCAGCAACACCGCCAGTGGCAGTACCGCCAGGTACCACCTGGTACCAGGTCCCCCCTGGCCAGTACCATACTGGTACCACAATGGTACCGCCCCCGCCTAGACCCTGCCGCCCCGCCTCAACAATAGGGGGAAGCCCAGCAGGGCGAGCCCCAGCATCCCCAGGCCACCTATCAGTAGCGCTTGCTTTACGTCTGGCGGGGCATCTGCATAGTCCCAGCTCAATTGTACATACAGGTTCGCCCCAACCACAGCAGCTATAAGTAAGATAATGAGTATGCCACCATGCCTCACCGCCTGCCACCCCTAAGCAGTAACATTACAACCGCCGCAACGATAAGCCCCAGCCCCACTAGAGCTAGTGTCCTGTTGCCACCGCCCTCGGCGCCGTCCTGGGGTAGCAAGTTCAGCCTCAGCACAGCCTCGAGGCTGTTACTGCCGGGCTCGTAAGCCTCGAGGATTATCTCCCCAGTGTAGATTGTCGTGTATATCGTCTCACACTCCATCCTAGTCCAGGTTAGCGTGGTCCATGTGTCGCCCACGTAGCCCTCGTGCGTCACCGTGTATGGATAGCATGATTCCCGCCAGGGGCTCGCAGTCTCCGTTAAACTAGGCTGTATATACATTAGCTGGTACCCGCCCGGCCCCTCTCTAACCTCTACTACCTCGCCGCCGGTAACCCTATATTCGTAGCCAGTCTTAGCAGGGACTGGTATAGCTGTACTCCACTCCAGCCTGGCCTCGCCCGAGAGTGGTATAGGCGGGCCTATAGTGGCTAGTGCATTGCGCATTGTTATATCGTCAAACGTGTTGAGCAGCCAGGCTTCTGTATTGTTGTACGTGTACTGGCTCCTCAGGAACTTGGCTATAAGCTGGCCTTCAAAGTAGTACTCGACCTGGTAATACCTAGCATCGTATGGCGTAACAACTATCATAATATGGTATATAGCGTCTCCAGCCTGGCTAAGAGGGTGCCTGTAGCTCACATAGCACTCCACCCCTATATCCGGGTCTGTAGTGTAGTCCGCACTCCTAACATCACCGTTACACGTCAGCAGATCCCCGTGACTACCATCCACATAACCCCACGCCCTTACAGCCAGCAACACATCGTTGCTACCTATTATCCACCGCCTCTCAACGTCGATGCCATCCCAGCCACCCACACTAACCCTATTCTTCCACAACCCGGAGTCAAAGTCCCAGGGGAAATAGAACTGAAGCTCCAGCACGGCGCTCCCGTCTTGCTGCGCCTCGACAGCCGACTCTGGCACTTGGAAGTCTGCACTGTACAACACATAATTGATCGACAGCCCAGCAACGGGCTGGGCTAGTAGACCCAGCATTATAAACACAAATATAACCCACCTCACGGCCCAGCCACCCCCAGCTCCTGAGAGGCTGGCATTATGACCACGTCCCCGCCGCCGAAGAGGGCCCACCCCACCAGAACACCTATAACAAAGAACACCCCCCAAGCTAGAATCCTGCCTAGTGTGACCCGCCTAAGCTCCTCGAACGTGTAGACGCTTATCGACTTCTGCACCTCGCTTATAGAGGCGGCCCTCGCGGCCATCGAGGTTATCGTCTTCCGCAGCGTGCTGTACATGCTCGCGCTCGACAGTATCTCGGCGGCGGTGCTTATGTCCTTAACGCCCAACATGTTGGCCACTTCCTCGAGCGCCTCTTTCGCCTCTTTGTCTACAACTATCTTGACGCCCTGGTTGTACATCCTGAGAAACTCTTTAGGCGATATCGCCTCTCCCGGGGCGGGGACGGCCTGGATGAAGCCCGAAGCCACGGCAGTCACGATGAGCGGGTAGTATATAGTGTTAGGCGTCATCGCCGCCTGATACCACATGTAGGCGTAACCCAGCACTGCGAAGGCCGCGAGGCTCAACCCGCCCATGCCCAGTATCAAGAGCCAGCCGTAATACAGCACTAGGTAGACGACCAGCAGCCCCGCCATCGCCCCAACAACGAAGTGGAGCGGCGAGGGCCTGCCTGGCACGTACAGGTTCAACCCTGACACTAGGTGCCTGGGGGGCTGTACCTTCACCACCCCGAAGGGCGTCTCAAACACCACCGAGTTCTTGCTCTCCCTAGCGTCCACATTGTAAATCAGGTCTATCCTGCCATCGGGGTGGATTAGTTTCACAACGTTCCTAGGCGGCCTGGGCCAGAGCAGGAACGCCAGCCTGTCGCCCCAGCTAGTCAGCCAGCCCCAGTCGCCCACATACCGGTTTATATACACCGCGAAGGTCGCCAGCCCCGCCAGTATCCCCACCGGCACGACCGCCAGCGCCTCAGCCGCGCCTGCCACGCCTGCCACCCCCGCCGCGCACCAGCTCCTCTAGGCTGTCCTCAGCCTCTGGCTCCCCCAGGCCCCGCAGCCTGCCCTCTTCGTCTATGCATCTGAACTCGTTTGTGTTCAGGTCGAAGACAATCTCCCCCTCACAATCATCCCTCACCAGTTTAATCTTTACCTCTCCAGACTCTAGCATGCTCTTCACCATCCTGGCAACGTGCACTGCAACTGCAGTCTCTACACCAGGTATTCTCGGCTCTTCAACACTCTTCTCACGCTTCTCCACGCCCGGCCTCTCCCCGTCCCCGCCACCCTCTTTACGCCTGCGGGGCACCAGCAGGTCTAGCATAACGCCCAGCAACAACCCGGTCGCCGCGGCACCACCCAGTATGGCCACCAGCGTGGCATACGCCTCTAGCTGCTCCTGTGTGAACACGTATCCCAGTATCTCGACTTCAGCCATCGGCCCTCACCCTCGACTCCAGCTCTACCAGCCTAACGGTCAGCCTGGCTAGGTCTAGGGCCTGCTGGTGGAGTATCTCCTCGATTTCAGCCAGTTTCTGCGCTAGCCGCCTGGATTCTGCCATTAGCCTGGCCAGCTCGGCCCTGTTACGGGCCTCAACCTCAAGACATGCAACCCCCAGGTCAGACTTAGGCTTACGCCCCAAGCCTAACACCCCGCGAAAGTACTAGAGCCAGGCCCAGGGCCCCTAGGAGCCCCAGGCCCAGCAAGAGGAGCGGGGGGCGGCCCGCCACCTCATACTCGACATTGTATGAGTCCAAGAACGGCGCCAGGGCGTCCATACGCAGCGCATATATCGAGGTGCTGACGGCGCCCTCTCTAGCGTAGACTATGATTCCAACGACGCCGCCAGACTCTAGGCTGACTACTGGGCCGCCAGAGTTTCCTTTGTCAGTCTCACCTTCAAGCTCCATAACAGCCCTGTCTGGGCTTATCCAGGCTATGCTCGCCTCGGCCACCCTAGGCGCCGTGCTCGCCCTAGCCAGGTCGCCGTCAAGCTCAGCTACCACCTGCAGCGGATACCCTACTATATACACCTTATCCCCTATACTGGCCGAGTAGCCTAGAGGCAACCCCTCAGCCCAGTCAGGTGGGTTTACGGCTTTGAGTAGGGCCACGTCTAGCTCCGGGTTGTAGGCGATGAGCTGCAACTGTGAGCTCCAGGCACCCCGAACACCTGTTATAGTGTCGCAAGTATCCACCACGTGGTAGGCCGTCACGGCGTAGCCACTATCGTTGACCCACCACCCAGTCCCATAACTGCTCGCCGACATCTCCCTGTATTCCGGCGTGCCCTCGCAAACTATGACGAAGACCTGCGAATAGGCTTCCTCAAGCACACCCCTCTCCAGCAGGGGTTGTATACCGAGTGTTATCGCAATAGCCGCTATAAACAGGAGTGCCACAACGCCTGGCCTCAGCATGCTACCACCTCTTTAGAAGTATCAGTAGAAATCCAACCGCAACTAGGCCTAGAGCCAGCCACGTTAAATCAACGGTCATATTCAGGTCTAGCAGCCCGCCGCCCTGGGGCCTGTTACCTTCGCCGCCGCTAGGCGGCTCGCCCTGATAGTCGCCCCCACAGTCCTTCACCTTCTCAGGGTCTGTGAACTCGACCCAGCTCGTCACGCCGGGCGTGGACTCGTAGAAGTACTTCAGGTCCGGCGAGACGCCCTGGCTCAGGTCGACTAGGTAGTACCTCTTAATGCCGTACTGGCTACTCTCAACCTCGAGGACGGCCTCTTCGGGGCCTGGCTCTAGGCCACCTATGCTCTCCCCGGGGCAGTGCAGGGTGAAGGCCCAATCCGCATCATACTCAGCCATTCCCTGCCAGAGCGTGTCTATCTCCCTCGTCTCGCCAGCGATAAACAGATTCACATGTACTGGGATAATCCCGTCGTCTCCCACCAGGCCGAAGCAGTAGTCGCCCACGCACGCGACGGCGTCCGCGAACCCAGATAGCCCGCCGATGGCTACGGCGATGCCGTGCGTCAACGCAGTAACTCTATATCCTGGTGGTAGCTCCTTGCCGGTGTCGCCCCACTCCAGCGGTAGGGGGTCTTCCGCCGAGGCTACGGCTACGCTGGGTAACACTACACTAGCCAGTATAGCAACTAGTAACAACACATGTAAGCGTCGAGGCATAGGGGCCGCCCCCCATGCCCCCCAGGCCCAGCCCTAGGCGCCCTGGGTGTAGGCGGGAGAGGCCCGCGAGGGAGAAAAAAGAGGGGGTTATCTTATGCGGTTCACAGCCTTTTTGACCAATCCGGGTTTCATGAGTAGCAGGGCGGCGAAGCCAGCGGCGGCGCCTAGGCCAACCATCTTCCAGTCAATGTCGCCGAATGTTGCCTGTATGTCTATGAACCCGAGCGCTACTGCCAGCACAGCTATACCGAGCAGGATTAAGACGGGGAGCATGGCCATCACCTCGCCCTAGCAAGCAGGAACACTATAACTACCGCAGCCACGGCGCCCAGCCCTATCATGCCCCAGTCTAGACTTAACTCCTCAGCCTGCTCACTCACAGTCGCTGTACCGCTTCCATCTCCCTCGAGGGTGACTGTGAAGTCGAAGCTGTCTATCTCGTACTCGGCGTTAAGCGCGTTGTTGTAGAGCCACATGGTCACTTTTATCGTGTATGTGCCCGGCTCGGCGCTGGTGGATATAGCCACTATGGTGTCGTAGATTGCCGGGTTGGCTGGGTCGTTGTGCGCCTGTATCTCTACCCTTGTGTCGTTGTCGCTCGTGTCCTTGAACTTTACCTCGAAGTCTAGCCTATCGTCGGTCAGGAACAGCTCCCCGGCGGGCGAGTTGTACACCTTTACCTGGGCTGGCACCTCGGCGTAGCCGTTAGTCAACGTTATCTGCGTGCTCTGGAACACTAGGTCGATGTCTATCGCAGACTCCACAATCACCGTTATAGTGCCTTCCCAGACTGTGGTGGAGAGGCTCTCGAACTGCAACTGTGTAGTGCCAGCGGGCAGTGTTACCTCGTAGCCGGAGCTCAGCGGTACCACGTCTGCCTGGGCGAGCACGTTACTGTTAGCATCCAGCGCCTTGACAACTATCTTATCGCTCGCCGTGGACTCGACTATCAGCCTAACGCCGTCAACGTCGAACCCGCTAGGCAGGTACTGGCTGAGGTCGACGGTCACAACCTGGGCGGTAGTCCCGTCACTAGCGGGTATGCTTATCGAGTAGCCCTCTAGCGCCTTGTGCTGGATTGCACCCTCTATTGCGACGCTGGGCGGCAGGTACGCCACACCGCTCGGCCCAGCCGCCGAGGCTACCGGGGCTAGTGCTAGGAGCAGGGCCAGCAGGGGGGCTAGAACAGCTAGCACGGCCTTATTCAC